AATGAACGTAGTTATTTCCCGCAAATATAATTTTTCAGAGACACAAGGACTCTGGCTTGTTCTGGATGAGAATCAGATCATTTATAAATGTGTTACTATTGAATTGCCAAAGATTAAGATCCCATATCAGATAAATGCCAGATCAGTCGACTGTATCCTTGAAGGGANTTATCCGNCTGAAAAATACTACTCTCCGACAAAAGGGTTAGTCTTTTTATTAAAGAATGTACCGGACAGGGATGAAGTGGAAGTTCATATTGGCAACTATGTTGCGGGATTAAAATTGGACTCAAGGGGGTGTATATTACCAGGCAAATCATTTGAAGACCGGAACGGTGACGGGTTTATAGATGTGATTGATAGCAAAAAGACAATGGACGAATTGCGGGCGTTAATGCCATCATTTTTTAATATATATATATTATCATGAAAGCAAACTTTCTGGAAGAATCAAATGGCAATAAATCTAATAGCCGGTTAATGGCTGATATTGCTATTTTAACAGCTCTTCTTTTCGCCGGCATGCTTGTATATATCGGAAGTCGTGCAGCAACACCGGACATTGTGGCAATAGCAGGAGCAGCAGGCCTTATCTTTACAACAATAGCAGGTCCGGCAATGCTATTCCTATTCTCACAAAAGAAAGAAGAGGGTAAACAAGCAGAGGTTAAACAGAATCTTACTGCCAAAATTGAGAACCCTGATAATAAAAACTTAACTGATATAAAAACATTATGAAAACTAAAATCGTTTTATTGGCATTTTTAAGCCTGTTTGCGCTATCGTGTGTAACGCAGCGTAGATGTATCACTAAGTTCCCTCCGACAACAACAATTGATTCTGTGTATATCGAGAAGGTCAAAGAAGTACCTGTTTACATACCGGGTGACACTATTAATATAATAGCACCTGTTAATTGTCCCGATCAGGATGTGGCAAGTATTGAAAACTCGAAACTCAAACAGCAGATTAAAATCCTAAATGGCAAGTTAATTTCAAATACAACAATTAAGCCGGATACAATAAAAGTTACTGTTACAGAAACGGTGACAAAAATTAAAGAGGTTATTACACTCCAGCCGGTTAAGTTTATCCCAAAGATTTATAAAAGCGCATTGATAATCTGTATAGTGATCTTTGCCGGGGTTTTCGCATGGTTTGGGATAAAAGTATACAAGATGTTCAAACCAAAGATATAAGGGTTTTTAGAGTTTTCATTTAGTTTAATTTTGAGAGGGTACGGATTCGATTCTGCACCCTCTTTTTTTTTGGTTGTTAATAAATATATTTGTATATCAATTTTATATCGCTTACTTTTGGTTTCATAAAATGTGATTCGAAGCACAAATAAATTAAAAACTTAAAAGCTATGAGGTAGATTAAGAACCAACAGGGCACTAATTCACGCAGGTTTCTTGTCTGATGAATGTAAGGAAATCAGATGTGAGCCGAATAGCCGGCAAAGTTAAGTTACATGGTGAAAGCCCGCCAGATAGATGACAGCCCCTCCATATAGCGAGGGGCTTTTTTATTGTCAAAATCCGCCAAAAGTTTTACATCTGCACGACAATGAGTTTTTATAACCTCTGCAATAGACTATTACTTAACTGATTAGATAGTTTTCATTTAATATATTTGTTTATTAAAAATATTCAGTTTACATTTGCCTTTGTGTTGGATGAGAGCACGGTCATAAAGATATTGGTAATTACCTTTTAACCCCGATTGAACTCATCCTTCTTTCGGGGTTTTAAATTTATAATAATGGATAGAATTTGTATAAAATGCGGAAAATTGAAGCCGGAAAGTGATTTTAGGCAAGGCAACCGATGTAAGCAATGTATAAATACCTATAAACGAAACAGAAGGAAGTTAGGACTTGAAAAGAGATATGACAAAACAAAAGGAATGTGGACGTGGTGTAAAAATAATGAAGAAAGAAAACAAAGAATTAAGGCGACTAATGATAAGTATAGAAAATCACATACTGAAATCAACAAAGAAAGAGAGGCAAAATACCAAAAAGAATTACATAGTCGATATGTTGTAAGGTTGTTAAAGAAAAAAATGAAATTAAAAGCAGAAATTATACGAAAATATCCTGAATTAATTGAATCATATACATTCCAAATAAAGGTAATACGTTTAATTAAAAGTAAATATGAGAACATTAAAACCCCTTAATCAGAAAGACGTTTATAATGCCTTTGCTGAACTTTATGAAAAAATTATGAATGATGAAGTCGTTGAAGATAAAGCAGAAGGAGCTATGAAAGCACTTTGTGGAATGAACCAAACATACATAACAGAGATTAAAAGAAATGAGTTTGCTATGAAGTTAAGGGAGTCGGGGAATAAAGATAATCAAATAAAACTGCCTCTTTTCGGTAACCCCTATGAAGTTATTGATGAAATAAATAAAGAGAATGAATTTAAATAGGCTATTTTGACACAGTTTAGCCGGTATTGATTATATTGAATACAAAACAAAAACAGAGCAGGATGAGAAGGCTTGGTAACGATAAACAAATCCAAACAACGTGCGAAAACTCACGATTTGGTCGGTGATACTTTAAGAGTTCAATCCAACCCTTACCGATAGGGATGCCTTCTTTCCTGAGTGCTTTTAAAGCAATACGGATATAATCACCGAATAGAGGTGGTATGTATTAAAGAGTAAAATGAGGAGGCTTTTAAATTTATATAATGCAAACAATTATTTATATGGGTATTGTTTTTAACGAACCCATTTATCCGACAAAGAATCATACGTATATCGGTACTATTTGTTCTAATAAGGCACAGAAATTAAAGTTACAACCCTGCGAAATTTGCGGAGCAACTGAAAGTATAGAAAAACATCATGAAGATTATAGCAAGCCTTTAGAAATTCGTTGGCTATGTTCAGTTCATCATTTAGACATACATAAGATGTTCAGGCAAATGAAGCGCAAAAAGACCTTAGAATTATTCTAAATTAAACTCTTTTTGAAAAATAACTGATATTTTGTATTGTCAATTCAAAATACAATATTACATTTGTTACATAAATAATTTAATCAAATGAAAAACGACAAAAAAACAATCAGGCTTAATTTTGATATTCCACTTGAATTGAGTCTCAAAATTGATAAGCACCTTATTAGTATCAGACAGGTTGGAGTTACTAAATCAAAAATAGAACTCCTTACTGATCTAATTGAGGTAGGATTAAATGAGGCAAAAGAAATAATAATATGAGACTTAATAATATCTCCCCCGAAACGGTATTAACGCACCGGAAGAATATTTATTCGAAATTGAATATTCATAAGCAGTTTGAATTAACGTCATGGCTTGTAATCAGGTTTTTTAATAGAAACGTAGCATGAGTATAATCTATCTAATACCCGTCTGTTTTGTGGTCATGTGCATCATCATGATCTTGTTACCAAGTGTCAAACCCTTTGATAAAACGAAATGATATGAAAGACGATTATACCGGAGACGTAGCTATTGACCTTATTAAATTATACTGTTTAAACTAAACTAAATGAAAACAAAAGAAGATAGGATAAAAATGATAATTGAGTATGCTAAAAAAGTTATACAATATCCTCCAGAGTCAGAAAATTATGATCCTGTAGATTTAATGAACTTGAAAAATTGTATTGAATTATATGAAAAAAAAGAATTATGATCGACACATTAATCATCCATCAACCCAGCGATCCTTATTCAGATTGCGATTTCCGAAACACAGAAGAGCCGGAGAGATTTGAGAACCCTTGCCCGGTATGTGGCTTATCGCTCGACTATGAGGGTAAGATAATAGACATGTGCCATTGTGTTGAACAGGTTGAATTGGCACGTGAAATGGCTGAACAGGCAATGAGTAGATTAAAGCCTGTTAGTATGAAAATTATTGAAATAACCAAATAAAAACTATAAAATGGAAACTATTGAATTTGTAAAGACAGAAACGCAATTAGTAAAAATCAAAGCATCTGATTACGGATTGGAGGAAAGTAAGGCAAAAGAGATTGAGGCCTTATTTATTCCGATGCTATCTAAAATGTCTGAACTTGAAAATGAATATAACGACATTTTGCAGAATGAAATCAATCCTGAGACATGCCAGAGGGCAAAGGATTTAAGATTGAGTTATGTAAAGATCAGAACCGGCACGGCTGAAATTCACAAAAAGGCCAAAGAGTTTTATTTGAACGGAGGCCGTTTTGTTGACGGTTGGAAAAATGCACAATTATTTGCATCCGGTGAAAAGGAAAAAACGCTCAAAAACATTGAAGATCATTTTGAGAATCAGGAACGCGAACGCTTCGAAAAATTAAGGGTTGGCCGTCTTGAATTACTAAAACCTTATACTGAAATCGAACCTTTGGCACTTGGTCGCATGGAGCAGGATGTATTTAATAATTACCTGACAGGCGTTAAAGTCGCACACGAGCAAAGGATTGCAGCCGAAAAACAAGCAGAAGAAGATCGCATTGCAAAAGAAAAAGCAGATGCAGAAGCAAGAGAAAATCAGAAACTTGAAAATATCAGACTGAAAGAAGAAGCGATTGAAAAAGAACGTCTGGTAGAAATTGAACGTAAAAAGAACGCTAAAGTACTCGCTGATCAGAAAGCAAAGACCGATAAAGAACGTGCTGATTTACTTGCAAAAGCCGAAACGGAACGTAAAGAGAAAGAACGTCTGGAATCAGAACTTGCAGCAAAAATAGCAGCAACCGAAAAATTAAAAAGGGATGCTGAATTGAAATTACAGGCAGATCAGAAAGCCAAAGCGAAAGCAGAAAAGACCGCTAAACTTGCACCGGATAAAACAAAATTACTCGCATTTGGTCAGGCGTTAAATAACATACCACGCCCTGAAATAAAGTCTATTGAGGCTGCTGTAATCATGTCAAGCATTAATGGAATGCTTGTAAAGTTGAATAACTACATAGTTGAAAATGCTGATAAACTTTAAAAGCTGAACAGGCAATGAGCAAGCTACAAAAGATAGATATTGAAGTAAGAGAACTAAGTAAAATCTGAAATGAAAAAAGAATATTATTTCAGAATTAAGTGCTCGCAAAAAGAGTGTAATGAGACTGGACTATATACAGCGACTACACAAAGAGAACTTTCTGAAAGTAGACAAAGGAATAAAACGTGGACTTGTGTAAGGCATAGTCAACCAGAGGAAGTATTAAGTATTACTAATCTTAAAACAGAAATAAAATTATTTTGTACAGAAAAACAATATAGTATGGAAGTTATTAATTTCTGGAAAAAAGAAATAAATCTTAAAACTGATAAATTAGAGAGCGGATTTCAATACGGTAATGGATATAAAACATTTGCACAAGATTTTCCTAAAGGAACCGTCCTTAAGGTTACTGCTGAAATTATATTACCAACAATAGAATAATGTACAAATAAAAACAATTAAATAAATAATTAAAACTAAACTATTATGAGCAGATCAAATCCAAAATTACAGAACCCATGTCAGATGTTTATTGATTATAAAGGTGACAAGGGACAATTCTTTTTCTATGATAAAGAGAAAGAGATGCAGATTGAAGTTCAGACACCGATTTATTTTGTTGTGCTGGATGAACTCTCTACAATTACCGGATATTCAAAAAAACATGATTGCGGTATCTATTCCAATGAAGTGAATAGTACGGTAAACGAAATTTTGAGAGTAAAAACTTTCAAAGGTGGTGAGAACATTACCGGTAAATATGCTGATGTACGTGATTCTATTGTCGCTCTTGGTGGCAAGTTCACAAAGTCAGTTTATGCTATGCTTATCAGACAAGACGAACAGCCTATCATGGTAAACTTTAAATTCAGGGGTGCTGCCTTTGGTGCATGGCTTGAAAAGAAGTTTAACCCGGATAATTGCGTGGTTGGTATTACTGACTTTGTGGAAGAAAAAAATGGAGCGACAACTTATCAGGTTCCTGTTTTCAAAGCTTTTAAATTACTTCCTGAAATCAATGAACAGGCTATCGTTTTTGATCGTCAACTCCAGGAATATCTTAAAGAATATAAATCTCAGCAACCAGAGAAAGAAATCGCTAAAGCAGAAACTGTAATTCAACCTAAAGACGAATGGCAGGGATCAGCAAATAAAGAAGCCATTGTCAATAAGGCAAAAGAACAGGAACAGAATGATGAACTTTCTGATTTACCCTTTTAATCATGGAAAGCGTAATTAGTACAATCAGTGTGCTACCTTCAAATAAAGAGCAGGTAGCACTGTTTTCCCGGACTCTGAAATATGAAATCCTGGCAAATGATAAGAATCCCCTTCCTACATTAGTACAGTTAAAATGTATTGAGAAAGCCATTGCAGAAGTTTTAAAAGACGAGGAAGTTGATCTGCATTTTTTAAAGGAATTTCTTTTGTATGACAAAGATGAAAAAGTTATTGTCAATGGCGCAACTCTCTCGCAAAGTGAAGTTGGTGTAAAATATCTCTATGAAGATTGCGGTGATCCTGTATGGTTTGATCTTGAAAAACAGATAAGCGAACTTACTGAGAAGCGGAAAGAACGGGAGAAATTTTTACAAAATATTCCATACAATAAGGGAACCGCTGATCCTGAAACCGGGTTATTTATTACCCGGGCTCCGAAAAGTTCTAAAACGAAAGTGATCGTAAAACTTTGAATATAAAATAAACTGGATCATGAAAGAAATAGAACTAACTCGAGGCAAGGTTGCATTAGTTGATGATGAAAATTTTGAATATTTGAATCAATGGAAATGGATGGCAAGGGAAAGTGGTAATAATTATTATGCTGTAAGAGGGGTGAGAAAAAACAGAAAACTTCAAAATATTGCAATGCACAGAATAATAATGAATACTTCTAATGAACTTCAGGTCGATCATATTGATCATAATGGATTAAATAATCAAAAATCCAATTTAAGAAATTGTACAGAGATCCAAAATTTAAGAAATAGGATTCCATATGGTCGTTCAAAATATTTAGGAGTGTCAATGGAAAAATTACATTTCCGTGCTCGAATTTCAATTAATAACAAAAGAGTTCATTTAGGTTCTTTCCAAAATGAAATTGATGCAGCAATAGCCTATGACACTAAGGCAAAAGAATTATATAAAGAATATGCTAATCTGAATTTTAAATGAATAAAATTCAGGCAATAGGAATAAAAGAAGAGGGAAAGCCTTATCGTGTAGTTAATGCAAAACTATTTCGCGAGGAACTTGATTCTTTGCCTAATGGCAGGTATAGGCATGCCGTTGACAAATATCGAAAGAACAAATCTAATCCGCAGCTTGGTTATCTGTTCGCTTGCATTTACCCATTAGTTCTGAAAGCGCTTAATGATGCCGGATGGGAATACACTTCCGTTGACCAGGTTGATATTAAGTTAAAGTCAATGTTTGCAGGTCAGGAAATAGTTAATCGCAATACCGGTGAAATTGAAACCATACCGGCACTTAAAAGAGATATGACAACAACGGAAATGATGACTTATGTTAATGCTATCAGGGACTGGTCATCTGAATATCTCAATGCTTATATCCCGGAACCAGAAGAAAACTTTGAAATACAATACAAATGACTGGATTAAATATAGAATCATTTAAAGACTGGTTAATATTACAGGGATGTGAAATATTGCCAAAGACTAATGAATATGAATCATTGCGATTTAAAGGCAAGGAAGTAGGTGTGATTTATACATCCGGTAAAACATCAAATAAATATACATTAACTGCAATTACCTGTTTTCTTAAAAAAAAGAAATGGGATGGAAAACCCATCAATGTAGGAAGAAAACCAGGATACCATAAAGAAAAAATAAAGCTACTTGAAAGGGATGGTTATTGGTGTTTTTATTGCGGGCAACCCTTAGGAGAAGATATAACAGTTGAACATATTATTGCACTTGTTTCAGGAGGTAAAAACACTATTTCAAATATGGTATTATGCCATGGAAAATGCAATCAAGAAGCAGGAATATTAACAATAGTCGAGAAAGTTAATTTGGCAATTAAAAAACGAAACCATGAAAGAAAAGATAATTGAAATAATAGGCTTCGGAATGGAGCCAGAACGTGCAGAATTGAAAGCTAATGAATTGATAATACTATTCAATGAGCACATGTTAAAATGTGTAAAAGCAAACGTAAGTTATACCGATGCAGTTGAATCCTTATTTATAAAACTATGAATAGCCAGCACAATTACCCAGACTTAGAAGGACCAGACGAATACGATGTTTTCTCAATAATTAAAACTAACGACAATGATACGATTTCTATTCAGAAAGACTTACAAAGCAATTCGCCGGTGGTTCAAACGGAACTACTATCAGAAAAACTTACAAAAAACATGGAAAAATGAAGAAAATCATTAACAAATTACGTATTGCATGGCAATGGATTACCGGCCAGTCTAAAATGATATGGCGCTGGTTTAAAAATCTATGCTTTGTTTATCTGACAACCAAGTCAGAGATCAGGATATTTGAAGGGTATGGCCATTGGTGGTTTGCTAAAAAGTACGCTGACAGGCGGGCTAAGATAAGCCGTATAAATAAGGTTTGCGGAGGTAAGAGACACTTTGTCTTACCATGGGGCAAATACTCTTTAGTTGTCCTTAATAAACTCGAAATCAATTCTCTTAAAGCCAGAGGGATAATCAAAAAAAGTCTTAATGCAAATGAAATTTTTAAACAAGCTTATTACTTAACAAAATGAAAACAAATAACCTATCAAAGAAGTCATTTTTAACGACAATGATTCTGGCTCTTTCTGCTGGATTTAATAAACTAACACAGGGCGGTACTGGTGGTAATGTCGGACTTGCTAATGGTTATACCGGTGGAGGCTCTCCGATGTTTATTCCTCGCCGTGGAAAATTCAAAGGCTACATGCGTAAAACAAACAGGAGGGAAAGATGACCGAACTTCAATCTCTTTTAAACAAGTGCCAAAAGGTATTTAACGAGTATGTGAGGCTTCGCGATCTTAATGGAACGGATTACTTTAAGTGTATTTCTTGCGGTCAAATGAAGGATAAACACTTATTACATGCCGGACATTATTACAATGTAGGCCATTTTGACGGGCTTAGATTCGACGAAGATAACTGTCATAGTCAATGCAGTGCCTGTAATACTTTTAATGGAGGAAATTTGATTGAATACACCAGGAACCTACCTTTAAAAATTGGAGTGGAACGATTTAATCTACTTGAAATAAAGGCAGGAGTATATAAGAGAACTGGAAATAAATGGAGCCGCTTTGATATTCTATATAAAATAACCGAACTCAAAGACAAAATTAAAGAATTGAAAGCATGACAGACCTTACATTATTCGATCAATTAGAAGTAATGAGACCTATAAACAAATTTTTTGTTGATAATTATAGTAAAATAGCATAAAATGTCGAGAATTATCATATCTTTGTAATGCTGATTAACTACATCATGAATCAAAGAAAAATATTAACGGCCCCAAAAGCAAATGCAATTATCCCTTCGGGTGTAGTTGATCAGCCATTTGTTTGCGGGGCTTTATATATTTTATAATGAAAGAGATTAAATTAAGTCAATGGGGAAAGCATAAAGGCATGGTTGCTTTTGTTGATGATAGTGATTTTGATTTTATTAATCAATGGAGATGGCATGCACGTAGCTACAAAACATCAAGAACATTCTATGCTGTTAGAAAGGACTATGCTAATTGTAAAAAGACCGTTTTAATGCACAGAGTTATTTTAAATCCCCGTAAGGATATGATAACAGACCATAAGGATCATAATGGGTTAAATAATCAAAGATCAAATTTAAGGGAATGTACAAGAGTAGAAAATAGTAGAAATTGTCTTCCTACTGGGAAATATCAGTATATGGGAATTTGTCACGATAAGGTAACAAGGCCAAGTGGCAAGCATTATGATTATATAGTGCCTAAAATAAGTATAAATGGAAGCTCAACAAGACTTGGTGTTTGTAAAACAGAAATACAAGCGGCAAAGCGATATGATGCAGCGGCACGGTTTTTTTATGGCGAATTTGCAAATCTAAATTTTAAATAACAAAACTGTTTTATCTTGAAAAGACACAGTATAAGAAACTTGGCAGCTATGGAGAAATGTGCTGCTGCTGGAAATTACGATAACAAACTAACTATGAAAAATAAAAAGCTAATTGAAAGAGCAGAAAATTTTATAATCTGGCACGATAAATATGGCAAAATTATAAAAGACGGCAGTATAAAAAAAGGGGCTGAATTTCTGGCTGAATTTTTTGAATCAGAACTCGCAGCCCTTGAATTACCAAAAAGTTATCCAATGGATGAGGAAATTTATAAGGAGTCGTTAAGGTGGAAGAAAAATGTGAAAGTATTCCCATTTGAACAAAGTTCCTTTCAGGCTGGGGCGCAATGGATGAGAGATAAAATAGGAAATAATGATTGAACTGAACAAACTATATAACGAAGATTGTCGGGAAACTATGAAACGAATGGAGAATAACTCTATTGATTCAATAGTTACAGATCCGCCTTACGAACTTGGATTTATGGGTAAGAAATGGGATTCGTCCGGTATTGCTTATAATGTTAATCTATGGAGGGAATGTTTAAGAGTTTTAAAACCCGGCGGGTACCTTCTGGCCTTTGGCGGTACCCGAACATCGCACCGTATGGTTTGCGCCATTGAAGATGCGGGCTTTGAAATAAGAGATTCTATTCTTTGGTTGTACGGGTCAGGCTTCCCGAAAAGTATGAACATTGGCAAAGAGATTGATAAGTTACAAGGAAACGAAAGAGAAGTTATTAGTAAACAACAACGCAAAGGCAGAAGTGCAGGAATACTTGGGGTAAAAACAGATATTATCCATATAAATGATAAAGGCAACTCTAAATACGAAGGATGGGGAACTGCATTAAAGCCAGCACATGAGCCTATTTGTGTTGCACGGAAGCCACTAAGCGAAAAGACAGTCGCTCAAAATGTCTTAAAACATGGTACAGGGGGAATTAATATTGACGGGTGCAGAATAGGTAATGAAGAAATAAAAACCTGTGCAAAAATTAAAGGCAGTTCATTTACAAGCGTTGGAACATCACAGGGTTTTAATGGATGTGATGAAAGTTTACATGAAGGCCGTTTCCCTGCAAATGTTATTCTTGATGATAGTGATGTAATATTGGCACAATTCCCAAACACCGAAAGCGGATCTTTATTAAAGCATCATAAACGTACCGGAGGAATGCCCCCGATCGGAACTTTCAAAATAAGAGACAGGACTGGAGAAGGTGAGTTTTTAGGTGATTCTGGCTCTGCTTCCCGATTCTTTTATATTGCAAAAGCTGATTCCAATGAACGCAATGAAGGACTTTATCAGTTTGAAAAAGTTAGAGAATCTGATCGGCAAATGACAGACGGGCCGGGTGGCGCAAATCCCCGCAATAGATCTAATACAAATAAAAACAATTTTCATCCAACGGTTAAGCCTATAAAATTAATTCAATACCTGCAGAGGCTTGTAACACCAAAAGGCGGCACGACATACGATCCGTTTGGCGGTTCTGGTACCTCTGCATGTTCAGCAATAAATGAAGGATTCAACTGGATTTTATCTGAAATGATTTTAGGCCATTGTGATATTGCCAATAAGAGAATTTATAATCAAAAAGGTTTATTCTAATGCAAATAGATGTTCATAACTTTGTCAATAATTAGCAAAAAATATAGCAAAATGTCAAGAATTAGCGTAAATTTACAGAAGTAAAAAAGAGTCACGTATGAATAGAATTTCTTCAAATAACAACATAGCCGGCTTCGGTTACAATTTGCACAAAAGGTTTGGTGACTCTTTCCTGATGTGCATTTTTGTTTCCGGTCCGGCTTGTTTTTTAGGAGGTAATCATGGCCGAAAATAAAAGATCATTTTTACTATATACAGACGTGTATTTTACTGTAAAAAAACTCACAGACGAACAGGCTGGAATTTTATTTAAACACATTTTAGGATATGTTAATGATGAAAATCCTGTAACAAATGATGTGATAATTGACCTTGTTTTTGAACCAATTAAGCAGTCTTTAAAACGTGATTTAAGGAGATATGAGGAGATAATTGAAAAACGGTCATTAGCCGGAAAGATTGGAGGAGTGGAGAGTGGAGAATCAAGAAGAAAGAAAAAGGAAGCAAACGAAGCACGTGCTTTAAAAAGGAAGCAAACGAAGCAAAGGCAAGCAAACGAAGCCGTAAGTGATATTGTTAGTGTTAATGTTAGTGTTAGTGATAGTGTAAAAGAAGATAATAAAGTTTCCGCTAAAAAAGCGGAAAGGGATTTTATAGATAAGATCATTCAGATTTTTGTAGAAGTTCACGGAGATTATTTAATAGTCAATAATGGAATAGAAAGGGCGGCGGCCGGCAAATTATTAAACATCTACAAAAAGAAATATCCGGGTTCGACTTCCGAAGAAACACTGGCGGCACTCAAAGAATATTTTTTGTCATGTATCAATATCCCTGATGACTGGCTCAGAATCAATATGTCATTGCCGACAATAATAAGCAAATTCAATCAAATAAGTAAAGTACTAAAAAATGGAACCAAAAAAGCTGGAACAACTAATGAGCAAATCATTAGAAGTATTGAAAAATCATTCGGAACAGAATTTCTCAAAGCAGGTAATTAGTAATGAAATTTCAATGTACTCCGGCCCATTAACACCACGGGTACTGGTTGAGTGTTCAGTGAAAATTCAAAAGGCATTTCCGTCTTTAAGTCCGGGATTTTTTGAAGTGTTCAATGAAATATTAAAAGAAAATGGGTTTTCAGATAGTAGACTAAAAGATTCGGTCAAACATGTAATTGAAAATTGTGTTTATCCTACTCCGACTATTGCACAATTTCTATCATGGGACAAAAGAATTAAAGTTCTTACATACGAAGATATGGTAAGTAAGGCGAATGAATTTGGAGGCGACAAAACAGCCGGTAAAATATTAACAAGTCAATACAAGCCCATTCAATTTCCAGACAGAGAAAAAAAAGTTTGGGTTCATATTGATGATATAAAAATGTATAATTTAAAATCAGCATGACCGATTCTGAAATTATCCGCAACACTGTCAGGGCAACACTTGAAGAAATGGGATACAAACCTCGCAACGGTAAGCAGTATATCAGCCAGAACCAGGCAAGTAAACTTTTGACCAGGGCAAGGGTTGAGAAAGGAATGCGAAACGGTACGGTCCGCTGGACAAAAGACGACATGAGCAACCCGCATTGCCCGGTAAGGGTAAACAGGGAAGACATTTACAAACTAATCAATATATAAACTATGGAAGAGCAAATTATTAAAATGGTACTTTTAAAAGACCTTACTATCCCTGAAAGGGAATTAAAGGGACTTTCTAAGGAAATTACTTCTCATATAATGGAGTTCATTGAGTGGTTAAAAAATCAGATGTTACTTGAAATAATACAAACAAGCAAGGGAACTGAATGGATGTGGTGTAAATTCAAAGGAGGCGATGAAGATGAATATGATTATTATACTTCAGAAGAAGTTTATCAATACTGGTTAACCAACATTAAAAACCAATAATCATGAAACTAACACCACAAAACATCATGAAAGCCGTATCAGATTACTATGATTTGTCAATTGAGGAAATCATATCTACATGTCAGGATGGCGAGTGTATTAAATCCCGGCACATCATAATGTATTTCTACAAAGAATGTCTGAGATTGTCGCTCAGTAATATTGGCAAGTACTTTCAGGGACGAACGGGGCCAAAAGATCATGCAACGGTATTATCGGCTATTAAATCTGTAAAGAATCAGATGGACACAAATAGGATATATTTTAGTGAGATAAAAAACCTGGAGGACAAATTCGAGGACATTTTGAAAATGGACGAACCGAAAGTAACCGGAGAAACTGGTGATGATTTAAAGGGCGAATGTTTTATGGAAAATGACTGTTATCAGGAACTCATCCCGGAGCCGGCTGAAATCAAACCTGAAAAGACTATTGACAAAGAGCCTATTTATGTGTCACCTTTTGCAGGCAAAGAATTTAAGTCGCACAATTACGCTGGATACTTGGAGCATCAAATTTAAGAGATATGGACGAATTAATTTTGAAAAACATATCTTCTGAAATTGAGCAGAAATATAACTGCAAGGTAATTTCAATATCATACGCTCAACTTTTAAGTTTGTGCGTAAGATTCAAAATTCAGTTTAATGAAGACTTTTTGTATAAACCATTTAAAGGATTACCAACTCCTGATACTATTGTTTTTTCTGAAAGATCTGCATCATTTGTATTAAGAGTAGATTTATTTGATTGTGTAAAACAAAATTGTCGTCTTAATTAAACTAAATAACTATGAATGTAGAAAAACTGAGTGAAAAATTAAATGAATGGCAGCAAGAATGTAAAGATATTCCAAGCGTATGGAATGCTTACAGTAAGATTATAAATTACATTGAATCTAATCCCGTTGAATTGCAGGATAGAAACTACGGAAGTAAAGAGTTGATTGGTAATGTTCAGGAGCGATTTAATGAACTAATTGATAAGGGATGGGATTGGAGGTCGTTTTATAATGGATGGATTGAAGGAAGATCAATATTAAAACCAAATAATCATGGCACTAAACAAACCAAATGGTAATATGTATCCCGGATTTAAGACATGGAATCCATTAGCTGGGAAATGTCCGCACGGCTGTACTTACTGTTCAACAAATAAATTAATGCGTTATCCGGTTATTAAAGAGAAGTATTCCGGTGGATTAAGAATAAACTATAAAACTCTTGCTAAAAATTTAGGATCAGACAATACGTGGTTTGTTTGCGCTCAAAATGATTTATTTGCAAAAGAAGTATCATCTGAATTTATTTATAAAATACTTGGCCATTGTTGTCGGTTTGATAATACCTATCTATTTCAGACAAAGAACCCGGAAGGTTTTATTCCATTCATAAACGGAGGAAAATTATTTCCTGAAAAGACAATACTTTGCACCACGATTGAGACTAATCGCATTTATCCGCAAATGGGTAATACTCCCCGTCCTGATCAGCGGGCGTATGCTATGAATTGCATATCAGGATTTACAAAATACGTTACGATTGAACCTATTATGGATTTTGATCTTGATGAAATGGTAATAATCATAAAGCAATGTAATCCTGACAAGGTTAATATCGGTTCCGATTCAAAAAACAACCATTTGCCCGAACCCTCCAAAGAAAAACTTTTGGCACTCATTGATGAACTAAAAAAGTTTACAGTCATTGATCAGAAGCGAAATTTAACCAGAATACTAAACTCTTAATTATGACAAACAATATCTTATCATCAATTTTTGCAGTCGTCTTTGTAATGACAGCAATATGCCTTATGGTATTTCTATTCCTTCACTGGCTCTGGAAATATGGAAAGAGAAAGCTTGCAGAGGACAAAGAGAATGAAGCTGATTATGAATATTTGTATAATGATTGTGTATATGATATCGAACACTTAACTACCGATTCATGGAATTATGATTATATCATGGAAAGATTGCAGGAATTTGGCCAATTAAAGCATAAAGACAAAGAGCGGACCTGTGTTCTGACTTGTAACTTTTTGCGGAAGTTTAAAACTGAAGTTGATAAAAGATTAACGGCATGAAAGTTTTGAATCTATATGCAGGGATTGGGGGTAATCGTAAACTTTGGACTAATGTTGATGTAACAGCAATCGAGATAGATTCTGATATTGCTTGTATTTATCATGATTTATATCCGAATGATATTATTCTTTGCGAAGATGCACATCAATTTTTATTAGAACATTATAAAGAATATGATTTTATATGGGGTTCGCCTCCATGTCCTACGCATAGTGGAACAAATTTTTTTCTTAATGCACAAGGCATAATTAGGTATCCCGATATGTCACTTTGGCAAGAAATTATTTTATTAAAACATTTTTATAAGGGAAAGTATTGCATTGAAAATGTTAAAAGTTATTATGAACCATTAATTAGACCACAGGAATCAGGGAGGCATTATTTTTGGGCAAATTTTACAATACCAAATATTGAATATAAAAAACAGATTGGTAGAATGAATGGCAAAAAAATAGAATTAGGGTTGGCACAATATAAAATACGTCAGAAAAATCTTAATAAACTCGGATTTGATTTAAGTAAATATGATTATCCCGATAAAGATAAATTATTAAGAAATTGCGTTGCACCAGAAATAGGACTTAAAATTTATGAACGTGCAATGAATATTATAAAAGTAAATAACGTTAAGCAATCAACATTATTTTAGTATTCACTTAAAAAATCGACATGAAAAAAATGACAACAATAATCTTTACACTACTATTCTCCATCCCGGTCTTTGCACCGGCGGAAAGATGCTTTTATATTGAGCGACCGGAAACAATTCAACCGTATGAGAAAATATGGAATGCTACTTGTGAAGTTGAAAGCGGTTTTGATGCAATGGCGATCGGGGATAAACATTTGGAAGAGCATTCTTATGGCATTGTACAGATCAGAAAGGCACGTTTAAGCGATTATTATAGAAAAACAGGGGTAATGTACTCCGAAAGGGACATGTTCGATCCTGTGAAAGCAAAACGGGTATTTCTGTGGTATTGTTCCGGTACTGACATGGAAGTAATTGCCCGACTTTGGAATGGAGGACCGGACGGGATGAGTAAAAAATCAACTATTAAGTATTGGAAACTCATTCAAAAAGCCTTGTAATGGAAGATAAATATTCAGTAAGCGATTTTGGAAAAGCAACTTTTATCGCTAAAAAAGGATGGAAGTTTGAAACGGAATGTTATGGCATTATAACAGCCATTGACGCTAAATGTGTTCAATTTATTGATAATGACGGCAATGAATATATAATAGCAAAAAGTAAGTTCCGATTTGAGAAACAAATATTTAAAACTAACATATGAAAACCTACGTGCTGACTGTTTCAAAATATTTCCCTGCCAAGCATCCAAAAGCCGGAGGGGTAACAAAGTTCTTTGATAAAATCTACTTTCATGAAAAGATTCATACAATCCGGGCAAATTATGATCTATGGAAGAAGCGAATAGATGAAGTCAATAAAGGCAATGCTATTATATCAGTTAGACAATGAAGAAGAAGCTAAAAAGAAAGCTATTGAGCAAATGAGAAAAAGCTCTGCAAAAATGTATTCAAATTCCGTGCAGATTCAGGATGATAACTATAAAGCTGATGGAATTTTAAACATGGATGAGACTTGGAATATGTACGATAAATAACATCAGATATAACTAACAAGTAAGAAGAAATGAAACCAGTAGAATTTAAACATCAAAATGTAGTCTTTGCAAAAGATCAGAAGGAATATCAACCGTTGCCAGCATTAAAACTTAACACCACAGAAGGCGAAGTCATATCATGTTGGCGAATGTCATTTAAGGAACGAATGAAAGTATTATTTACAGGTAAGGTATGGATTAGCCTTATGAGTTTTAATAAGCCATTAACTCCGAGTTATATGTCGGTTAATAGAAAGGATGTATTTTCTATTCCAGAAGATCAACCAAAGAAGATATTCCAAACGCCAAAAGAGTATTACGGGATTAGATAGTTTGTTGATAATTATAGTAAAATGTCAATAAATATAATTCTTTATAGGCTTGATATAACGTAAATTTGTTGTCAGGTTTTTCATTTTAGTTTAGTTAGGATTGGCTTAGGGAGCCCAATATTGCCGAAACAGGCTGACGCGTAATGGGCTCCTTTTTGAAAGTATTAATTTTAAAATTAAAAACATGGAAATACTAAGCAAAAAACAAAGATTAATTGTAAGAGAAGTCTGGAACTTGAAACCTTATCAGAGAATTAGTGAAAACATTATAGACTGGATTGAACGGAATATTTACTCACTTTGATATATTCTGGCCGGATAAGAAATGAAAGTCGCAACCAAATATTATGATGTGCCTCCTGAATCTGAATGGTTCACTCGCTTTGATGTGCTTATGATCAAAAGAGATCACCGGAGAATATTGAATGTGCAACCGGAAATTAATATCTGTTATGGCTGTAAATTGGAATGTGCAAAGATGATGTTTGACTTTGAAGTAATGAGTAACTAAACTATAATAGTTTAATATAGTATGACAGCAAAGAAGGGGCATATTAAGTCAGGGGGACGAGGGCCGGGCACTCTAAATCGAACTACTAAAGAAGCAAAGGAGCGTCTTGAACAGATTCTTTTAGGGGAGGTTGATAATATTAAATCAGCTCTTTTGGATGTTAAGAAGAAAGACCCAGCCAGGTATCTTGATGCTTGTGCTAAACTTTTCACATATGTACTACCTAAAAAAACAGATATAACAAGTGACGGCAATAGCATTGAGCCTGTTAATATTACTTTCATACGGCATGGAAATACAGATTCCGGTAAGTGATATTTACTATAAAAATTTAGACGCCAATACTCGTTATGTTTTTAACGAGGGAGGAACCCGCTCAACTAAGACATATTCAATAAATCAGGTTGCTTATACAAAAGCAATTCAAAGTCCTACACCAATAATCTTTTCTATTGTATCAGAGACAATGCCGCATCTTCGTAAGGGTGCGATGCGTGACTTTATCTTATTCTTGAAAAACAATAATCTTTATAGTGAAAAGAAACATAATAAATCTGAGAATATATTTGAGTTCAGTAAATCAATAGTCGAGTTCTTTTCAGTTGATACTCCGGGCAAAGTACATGGTCCCGAACGTGATTATCTTTTCGTAAACGAGCTTCAATATATTGATTACGATACTTTCTTTCATTTGGCGCAAAGAACCCGGAAACAAATCTTTGCTGACTGGAATCCTACTTCTGAATTTTGGGTATATGAACAATTTATTAACAACCTTCAGTATAAGGATGACATAACTCTGATTCATTCTACATTATTTGATAATCCATTCCTGTCAGAAGCAATAAAGAAAGACATTTTATTGCGTGCAGAACGTGATACAAACTATAAAACGGTTTATCTGGAAGGAAAGATTGGACAACTCGAAGGAGTTATATATCCGAATTGGAGTTATGGTGAGCTTGACAACTCATTACCTTATGGCTTTGGTTTAGATTTTGGATTCCATCCTGATCCTGATGCAATGGCTAAGATTGCAATAGATGAAAAGAATAGAAAAATTTATGCAAAGGAATGTTTTTATTTAAATGATCTTCAAATATCTGATTTGCGAAAAGAAGTATCATTATATGCGAGGTCACATGAGTTGATTATTGCCGACTCAGCTGATCCCAGGATGATCTCAGAACTAAAAAATGGAGATATAAGATTCAATATAAAAGGCATTGAGAAACACGAAGGGAGTGTATTAGAGGGTATCAGGCTTGTACAGGATTATGATATTATAACCGATAAAGAATCTATTAATCTGGTCAAAGAATTGCGCAATCATACGTGGAATGATAAGAAAGCAGGTATCCCGAACAAAGGATTTAATCATTTACTTTCAGGGATTCGTTACTATACTCAAAGCACAACCAGAATACACCGACCCCAGACATGGCACACATAATTAATATAAAATAAAATGGCAACAAGAAAATTATTTATTGATGAATTATCAGGTAAGGAATTGGCCAGTTATCTAACAAAAACAGGTGAACTCTACCTGGAAATTAAAGATGAAAAGGGAGAAACTACATCCTCTATAACACTAAGTAAGATTGATGCTTTATTATTCATTCTGGATTTGTATAGAATGCGAAAGGAACTATGAAGTTAAAAAGCATTGACAAATTGACGTTAATAGAGATGATTAACAATTTTCATCTTTATATTGGACTTCCGGACGGTCTGTCACAACTTCCATTGCCTGAATATATAAAGATCAAACGAAAGAAATTAAGTATTCCAAAAGATCTGAAAGAATTTACTGATAGTATTTGTTATGGTCAAAGATTGTTCTTAATGAGGAAAGAAGAAAATGATTTTGGTTCAATCCTTCGTGTCGTGAATGGTTACTATTATTCTTACTTTAAAAAATGGGATGAAGATAATGCGTTGTTATTCGGGAAATATATCTTGACTTTGAAAGCAAAAGATTTATACCCGGTTGCCATGCACTTAACTACTCTTATCGGAGAAATGGCAGAGAGAGAACAAAAACTCCTTCATAGGGAACCTACCAAAATAGAGTTTGCCGCTGGGATAGAAAAACTCAATGTCTTTTCTGATTTAACTTCCTTAGATTTCTTACGTGATGCAATGAAATGTACCGTGCCAGAAGTACTACTTACACCGTATAATGAATGTCTTGTCAGGTTTATGATCGCTAAAGAACAGGCAGATTTTCAGGAAAGATATTATGATTTGGCAAGGAAAGAATCACAACCTAAATCTAAATTCGCATGATAACAAGTAAGTTAAAAACTATATTAGCTTCTTCCGGATGTACTTTGGTTCTTTATGAATCAGATAAGATCGCTAATTTAAAGGTTGATCAGAGTAATCAGAATGACATTATAGGGTTAATCATACAGCCTAATGAAGTCCTGTTAGAAGTCAAGGCAAATGCCATTCTTGAACATTACCCGCCTGTTTTGATTGAAGTTATTCAGCAAGTAGAACTGGAAGGCGCGGCAGATAGTAATGAGGTTAAACTGCAATTACTACTCGACACCTGTAAAGAGATAATCCTTTATCTGATTAAGTCCGGCGAATACAAACAGATCAAGCCAATGACACTTACAAAGATTCAGGAGAATAAATACGATGCTAATGTAATCGGCTGGTCAATGCCTTTGGACTTGTATTATTTGAAAAACGAGAATAAAAACCCATGTTTATGAAAAGAATTAAATTGTTTTTACAGAAATTGAACCCATTTCTTAAAAGTGAAAAAGAGGACGTGGACTGGTATGTAGATCATACGGGACTCTTAAGATTTAAACGAAGGGTAAATAAAGTAAAATTATCGGATGAGATAGAAAATATGGAATGGACAACAGATCCACAAACAGGTAATTACATCCATAATATTACATTCAAGATAAACTAAATTAATAGTTAGTAACGTTTTTACGGGGGTAAGACAAAAATGATAGGCATTGATTTAAAACCGGAACTGGAAGAGATGATCAAACTGATAGGAGACAGAAATTCCTATTCAGGAAATAAGATCAGCGATTCAATTATGAAGATGTTCACAGTTGAGATAACAGATCTTCATGATGGGATATTAGTTCCGTACTGGCTTGGAGTTTTAGAGAGAGGACGAGGGCCACGTAAATCAAATGTTGATACCGGACTTTGGAAAAAGATTTACGCATGGATGGAGAAGCATAATAAATTCAAATCAGGTACTGCAGAAGGAAAAATAAGAGAAGCCAAATCAGTAACGTGGTATATAAACAAATACGGTAATAAGCAATTCAGGAGTAAAACTTATATTGATGTTTATAACACCGTGCGTAAAGAGACAATCGAAAAGATCAATAAGAAATTCAGCGATAAGATTAGTAAAATTACAATGGATGTGATATGAATGATAAAGAACTTTATGAAGTAGTTATTTTGGAAGACGATTATTTCCATAATCAATATTATTAAAAATGATAACTCTTATTTCAACTCCCGAATATTCTGATTCAGTAAGCCCTCCTAATGTATCTCGATGGGTTGCAACGGAAAGTCCAAATAATTTCCGGTTACATAGACACGACTTTAATATTGTAACCGCTGCTAATAATGCTGGGTTTCTTAATTTAACAGTCGCTGCCGGAATATTTGACGGGACGGTTGGTGATGTTATATCTGTATTTAATAAGACTTTAAATGCAATGAAAGTCGGTACTGCACTTGCAGGAACAGGAACTACAACAATAGTAACAGACATTCCTTTTATTGCAGGGTTTGCGCCCGGGGATGTTGCGCTCGATCCCGATAGAACAATTACTTATTTCAATGATCATACATTTTACGGAGGTTATTATTTTGAAGGTCGGTTAACTGTAAATGGAATAATTGAATCATTGACTGTGATTGCATCACCGGATTCATTTGGTTATGCCGATCTGGATGTTTCCGGGATATTAAGGATTAAAACATCACTCGGGAAAACAGGAGATTATTCAACACCGATAATGAAAGAGCCGACAAAGTCGGGTAATTTTTCATTTGAGTATAGAGGTTGCTGGTATGGAAGTACTGAGTTATGGATTCCAGAAGGTGGGGTTATCTCGCCGCCTTCAGATGTCATAACCTGGTATTATGGCGAGTGTGTGCGAAGTGAAGAGCAAGGATCGAACCTTCATGAATATGTTGCAAATGGAATTTTCAATGCACCATTCCTTAATTCATTTGAACGACCTGTTTACTTTTTAGGACTGCCATTTGATATATCATTTATATTCCCTGAGACTATTCCTATCAGTCCTGTTTCCGACGTAACAGTAACGATGAAGATATTTAACTCTCTCAATACACAATTAGGCGGGGATGTTGTTACTATTGTCCCAGCTGATACGTTAGAAGGGTTTATAAATTCTTTGATGATTGATCCTGCTACAATACCAGATACGGCAGATCATTTGACCTTATCTATTTCAATATGATAATAGGTTACAAAAATAACACCCCTCAAAAAATATCTATTAAACGTCCATGTCAAGGATATTATCTTCGTTGGTATTATAACGGTTGGCATTATTGGTTTTTTCTTCCGGGCAAACTTTCTCTTATAACTGAAGGCGAAAAGTACAGAACTTTAGGAACCCGATCTGTAATGATGGGTACCGGACAAATAACTTACGAACAATGTCAGGCAATAAGAACTATAATGAATACACGCGAGGTGCATGTACTTACTGCAGATGGATGGAAAAATGTACGTATTGAACCGGGCAGTCTTATTGTTTATGGAAATCAGGTCAATGGTTATGATATTGAATTAGCTGTTAAAATAGGAAGTAAGGAAATATCTATTTCCGGATTTAGTCCTATTGCTGATATCCCTGTTATTCCTATTCCTGATTCGGGACTTTGTGAAGTTATCATTGGTACTCAAGTTTGGATGTGTAAAAACTATGATTCTGATTTTCCAGGTTCAAAAGTCTATAATAATGATGAAGCGAATAGAGTTATTTATGGAGGACTTTATACCTATGATCAAATCATGTCTCCCGGGTTTTGTCCGGCAGGATGGCATGTCCCCTCACTTGCCGAATGGAATACTTTAATAGATTACGTTGGCGATATTTCAGATGCCGGAGGTATTTTGAAAGAAGCAGGGACTACACACTGGGATACACCTAATACCGGAGCGGTAGATACTTACGGGTTATCATTATTGCCGGGTGGGTTATTTTTAAGTATTGTTTATGCTAATAAAGGAATAACAGGTTTCTTTTGGACAAAAACAGGAGTTACTAATGACAATCTGGCTTATTCAATCAGAGCGATTAATAATTCAGCAGCATTAACAATTTTCAATCTTGCAAAGAATGTAACTGATTATGCTTCTGTACGGTTAATAAAAGATACTCCTGCGACTCCTTTTAATGATTGGTTCCTTCCTTCAAAGGATGAGTTAAATTTAATGAAGGTTGAGTTATATGATTATTCTGTTGGTGGATTTAGTGAAGTTGATACATATTGGAGTTCAAGTGAATTTGATTCAACGACTGCTTGGAATTTGAATTTTTTTTCAAATATTTGGGGAGATTTGCAAAAACAAAATCTTCAATTTGTGCGTGCGTGTCGTGCATTTACATCAACTACGAACTATAATTTAAGAGATGTGGGTCCGGCAGGTGGTTGGATTTTCTGGAAATCAGGAAACGATTACTTAGAGGCAGCACCAACAGATCAAAGTGTGAGCCAGGTGTGGAGTAATATAATTAATATTGAAATAGGTACAACAGGAACAGCAATAGGCACAGGACAGGCTAACACTACTGCAATAATAGCACAGGCAGGACATACAACCAGTGCAGCGAAACTTTGTGATGATTTAATAACATGATAGAGATCTTAAAAATATCGCTAATAGCTTACATGTTTTGCGCCCTCGGACAGAAAGGAATGATCTTTGAGTGGTATCAGGATTTGATTAACCAACTACCGGAGTGGTTATGCCGGCCGCTGGGTGGCTGTCATTTATGCTTCACAGGTCAATGTTGTTTATGGTATTTTCTTTTCACTAAATCATTTGATTTAATTGAGCTTTTGTTTTTTATTTCAGCCGGTATATTTATGTCGGCTATTTATAATAAAATATATTGCTTTCTCAATAATTGACTATTTTTATATTATGAAAATAAGTGGAATATATAAGATACAATCGCAGATAAAACCGGAAAGGATTTATATTGGAAGCGCCATTGACATCAATCATAGATGGAAAATGCATATTAATGATTTAAGAAAAAATAAACATGGGTCAATAAAACTGCAAAGGCACTTTAGTAAATACGGAGAAGTCGATTTACAATTTTCTATTTTACTTGGATGTGATAAAGAAGATTTAATCAAGACAGAACAATACTTTATTGATTCATATAATCCTTTCTTTAATATTTGTAAAACAGCGGGAAGTTGGTTAGGTCATAGACATTCAGCGGAAAGTAGGAAAAAACAAAGTGATTCGCATAAAAAAATGTCAAATGAAACAAGGTAAAAACTAAGCGAATCTAAGAAAGGTAGAATACTTAGTGAAGAAACACGTAAAAAAATGAGTGAAAGTCAGTTAGGCAGAAATAGGTATCCTTTAACTGATGAACACAAAAAGAAAATAAGTGAATCAATGAAAGGATTAAAACAATCTATTGAAACAAAAGATAAAAGAAGTAAATCATTAATGGGAAGAAAAAGAAAACCATTTACTTTAGAACATAGAAAAAATTTGAGCGAGGCACGTAAAAAGAGAATCGCATGATTGGCACTATTAATATAACTATTTCGAGATGTACTACCGGGATTTATTTACGGTGGTGGTACAACGGTTATCATTACTTTAATTTTACAAACGGTTACGAGATTACCATGTCAACCGAGAGTATGGGAACGCAGGTAACTAAAATGTTCTCACGCATATCAAAGGTTGAACGGCCAACAAAACTAAAAGCAGAATATTCCTATCAGATAACTCTCGAAGGTATAACAGCGGGTGATATCCCAGGATTTGAAAGTCTTCTCTTAGCTGAGAAAGTTGAACAATATGAATCAGGCGTATGGCGTGAAGTTAAAATAACAAGAGGCGAGCATGTAACAAAGGACGAGAACGCTCCGGGATATATTTTAAACTTTGAAATCACACGCAAAGAATTACCAAATACCCCGGCTGTATTTCAGAAGTCACAGCATCTTTATATTAATGATACTGAATGCGATCTTGATGAAGATGAAATTATCCCGATAAACAAACAAGTAAATGATATTGCAGAGATGCAGGATCGCCAGTCAGACTTCACGGCTCAGTTTAAAATACGCAAAACACGTGCCATGCGTGCGCTGTTTGAACTATCCGGCGAGGTTGGTGCTAATACTACATTCCCTTATGAAAAACAGAATTGTCGTTATGTAAATAGCGGTATTGAAATGATTACCGGCGGTTATATGATTCTCGACAAAGGGGACGATCAATATTATTATGCTTCTATTTATTCCGGTAACTTGAATTTTTTTAAAGAGATTGAAGGTAAAAAACTTTCTAATCTTACCCTTGCCGGCGCAAATCATACATGGGATGCTATAACCGCAGCAGCCAGTAATGCAGGGGATTTAGATTATGTTTATCCACTTTGCGAACCTTCAGACGACGGAGCCATATCCCCACTTACCGATGACGGATCGAGAGTTGAAATGTATGCCGGATGGATATGGCCATTTATTAAAGCTAAGACTATATGGGATGAGATATTTACAAACGTATCATTTACTTGTTTGGGGGATATCCTTACCGATCCAAAGTTCTTAAAGTTGTTCATGCCAATCGTTAATAGGTCAATAGGCAATACTATTCTTACTCAGTATTATTATGGACTTACTAATTCTGAAAATAAAAGTTATCCTTTAGCTTTAAATACACTACCCGGAGGAACACTTATTATTGGTACTCCGTTATTTGCTGGCGGTGTTTATCTTACTCCATTTACCGGGACTTATAAATTCAGCGTAACAGTAATAACAAGTATTTACTTATCAGATCCACAAGTTTATGTAAGAGATGGAATAACTGATACGGAACTTGTTACAAATTCTGATCTTACACGAACAATAGGATTCGTTACTATTTATGTTCACGAAGGAAGTTATACTGCATTATCCGGGGTAAGTTTAACATTTCTCGTTACTCCATGTCAGCTTTATTATTACGATATTCTTATAGTAGATATTAAAGCTACTGCAATCGGATACGCCTCCCCGGTTGTACCACATTTGAATCTTCCGGATATGTCACAGATTGATTTCGTGAAGATGATTTGTAATATATTCGGACTCATACCTGATACAACGGCAAGAGATAAGAAAATATTATTTTGGAATTATTCTGATTTGTACGATAATATTCCTATTGCAAGGGATTGGAGTGCATATCTATCCGAGCAGGAGGACGAGACTGAGTTCAAGTTTGGGGATTATGCACAGAATAACTATCTAAGATACAAAGATTCTGACGATGTAATTAAGGACAATGGTCGTGGTAATGTGCAGGTGAATGACGATACATTACCTTTAAATAAAGATATATTGGAACTTCCTGTATCTACTTGTGATGAAGTGACCGTTTTAACTGATGTGGACATTTCAAGAATTGCCTTTAATAAATATGATTCCGGTAGTGTAACTTATAAACAGGAAAATTCTATTGATCCAAGAATTGTCTATGTAGATAATTGTGCGAATACTAAAACTTTTGGATTACGGAATCAGTTAATTGGAGGTATTTCGTATGATACTGTTAGTCCCAGAAAAGCCAATTCATTAGAAGTTTCATTTTCTTATTTTGTTGCAAATTACGCATGGCTCTCACGGATGCTTACAAAGACTAATCTTCGCAGGGCAAAATTTAACCTTCCTGTCTATGAGGTTGCCGGGTTAAAACATTACATACCGATTTACCTGAATCAGTACAAGGCTTATTTTTATGTTAATAAAATTAACAATTACGTCCCGGGTCAACTTTGCACTATTGATTTAATAAAACTATGAGCTTAAGAACAATTTATATAAATATTAAAGGCAATCTAATTGAAAAGATTATCGGGGCCGTGCCTACTGAAAATAATTATACCGATGCTGATAAGTTGAAGTTAGCAAATATGACCGGCGGTGAATTAACTACGGAACAACTTAATTATATTGTTTCGCAGGTTCCACCGACTGATATAACGGGGAAAGTTGATAAGGTCACTGGCAGTGAATTACTTGCAACTACCGAGGCGGCAAAGATACACGCTCTAAATGCAGATAATCAAAGTTTGTCAGGATTAGAGGTGACAACTGCAAAGGGTACGGCTAATGGATATTGTCCACTCGATGCAAGTTTAAAAGTCCCGACTGCAAATCTGCCTGATACGATTTTAGGATCGGTTAATTATCATGGCATATTTAGTGCAGCAGGAGGTATCAATCCTATCGTTTCTCCCTTAGCGTTACAAGGAGACTACTTTGTTATTTCAGTAGGCGGGACAATCGGTGCAGTAGTTTATGCAGTAGGTGACTGGATTATTTACAACGGTACGACATGGGAAAGGGTCGATAACTCTGATAAGGTTTCGAGTGTGAATGGGGCGCAGGGAGCCGTTGTTTTGAATCAGGATAATATCGGCGACGGTACAACTTATAAGCAATATTCAGATACAGAAAAAACAAAACTTGCGGGGATAGCAGCAAGCGCAACGGTCGGGGCTGATTGGAATACTAATGTTTCAAATAAACCTACTATCCCGGCGGCACAGGTTCAGGCAGACTGGAACGCTTCTTCAGGTATGGGGCAAATCCTTAATAAACCCACCGTTGCGGCTGCAAGACTATTTGCAAATTTAGCGGGTCCGGTTGTTACTTCCGGCACTACTGAAAAAGTTTTACTTCAATTACAAATACCTGCCAATAGTGCTGTTATTGGATCAACTTATCGGGCATGGATTATTGGTAATTCATCTTCAACTGGCACGTTAATATTCAAAGTCAGATGCGGAGCTGGTGGAACTATAACTGATACTATTGATTGGACGGCAGTAACAAGTGCGGCTCAGGTAGCAAATGCAAGAGCGGGATTCGATGTATTAATAACTATCCGATCAGCAACTACGATAAAAGCAGAAGGAGTTGGTTATGCCGGAGCGGTTCAGTTGCCTACAACAATAGCAGCACCCACAGCTCCCGCGATAGCAATATCAGGAGTTTGGTATATAAACTTAACAGTCATTTGTTCAAGTGGAACCTTTACAGCGCAAGTTGCAAACATTGAAGAAATAAAATAGATCATGGCAGAAGAAAAGAAAACATATCTGGTAAACATTGAGAGCAATCTCAAAAAATATGCTGATGAAGCGGCGGCGGCTAAAGTAAAGGTTGATGAGCTAAAGGCTTCAAATGATTTATTAAAGAAATCAGGTCAAGAAAATACAGCGGAATATCAATTAGGTATTGCTGCTCAAAAAGCTGCTCAAAAAGAATACGCACAGACACTAAGAAATATTGGTGTTTTAACTTCTGCAAATAAAGAAAATGCGACCACAAGGGATAAGTTAAATGCAATAGTCACAATTGAGACGCAAAAATTAAAAGCTCTTGGTGATGGATATATAACAAATGCTGATGGATTAAAAAAAGTTAACCCCTTATATATCACACAAAAGCAAAATGTCGCAGCTGCAAATTTGGCAATAATAGAATATGACCAAAGTTTAAACAAAGGAGGCACAAATGTCGGTCGTTACGGCGCATCTGTTAAGGCTGCAATAGGTGAAGCTGCATCAAGTATGTTTGCTTTTGCTGCCCCGATAGCAGTTGCAACGGCGGCACTTAATGGATTAAAAGAAGCCTTTTTAGGAACAGAAGCAGGAGCCAAATTGCTGACAAGGGCAAAAACTCAATTATCCGCTTTCTTTGAGAGTATAATTACGGGAAAGTTCGGTTATGCTTTCGGGAAACAGCTACCAAAAGATATAAAAGCCGCTGCTGACTTGATGGACAAAATTCGCATAGATCAAAGAAATGAATTAGTGATAGTTGCACAAAAAGAACTTGAAATAAAAGACCTTAGATTAGAAAGCGTTAAGGCTGGAAAAGGAAGTGTAAAACAGGCGGCTCTTTTGGTTGAGGCACAGGAAAAAGAAAAAGAACTTATTGCCTATAAACTCGGACAAAAAGAAGAGGAGTTAACTGCCGTTAATATGCTTTTAGAACATCAAAAAACAAATACAGTTCTTTTGAATCAGCAGGCACAGCTTGAAGCAGAAATATTAAATATCAAAGGTGAGAAATCTTTACGCATGGCAACCAAACTCCAGGCTATTGAAGAAAAGAAAATTGCTGATGCTGCAAAAAAGTTAGAGCAAACCAAAAAACAAGACATAGATGCGGAGAAAGAAGCCCAGTCTTTTATTGACAAAGAACTGGCTCGAATGGATAAAGAGGCAGATGATAAATGGAATATGGAAGTTGACTTGCAAAGAAAAATATTTGAACAAAACAGAAAAGCGGGACAATCGGAATACGATGCAAGGATAAAACAAGAAGAAGCTCTTGCAGATGCTGTTATTAAAATACATGAATCAATGGAAGATTCAAAAATGCGAATAGCAGCATCAGCAACCGATTTCCTTAGTTCAATAGCTGGTAATAATAAAGCTTTACAAAATGCGTCTTTGATAGCTGATAAGGCTTTTGCAATTGCGCAGGTTGTTATTGCGACCACTAAAGCAAATGCCACTATTCGGGCAATGTCTGCCGCTTCCGTACTTCCGGGGCCGGGATATTTAGCAAGATTAGGCATAGCAATGGCAGCCGCACAGGCTCCAATTAACTTAAATAGGATAGCGGCGGTGGCAGATATAGCAGCTATAATAGCAGCAACAGTAGCGAGCCTTTCTAAGGGTTCTTCTGGCGGCGGGTCTGCTTCTGCACCAACTGCGATAACATCATCACCGCCAGCGCAACGAACATTAGCTAATCCAGTAGGATCAACGATTCTCACACAGCAACAATTAACACAACCTCAATTAAATGCAATGCCTAATCAGAACTCATTAACAGCGGATGATATTGCATACGCATTGAGTAAGATGCCGCCGCCGATAGTTACGGTTGAAGATATAAATGCAAAAGCAGCAAGTAAAAGAAAAGTCGAGGTCAGGGCAAACATATGAACAGGTTTAGCTATTTAAATGAAAATATAACCAGGATTAAGTCTGAGACGAAACTTGGTTTAATATCGACATCAATTTTAAGACACTATGCAATTTATTCGAGATATGATTATTATAGAAAACTTAATAATCCTGTTTGTCTGGCAGTCATTCTTACAAGTGAGAATCTGAATATTTGTCAGAGTGCTATATTTAAAATCATAAAAAAAATGGAGGAGTCAGTTTGAAGATAACGAATTGTCCAATAACAGGAAGTGGTAAATCTATTGAGTATCTTAATTTAGGCAATGTCCCGCTTGTTAATAATCTTTGTGCAACAAGAGAGGAATCATTTGCATGCGAAAAATTACCTTTGGCAATTCAATTATTTACTGAAAGCAACCTGACATGTTTAACTGAGGTTATAAATAAAGACAATCTATTCCTTAACTATCTTTATCGTTCAGGTGTAAATAAACCATACCTCACGCATTGCGCAAAGATGTATGATTATCTTTCCCGGATAATTGATTTTAAAGATAAAGATTTAGTCGTCGATATTGGAGGCAATGATGGGAGCCTATTGATTGAATTTCGTAAAGAGAATAGGAATCTTCATTATATTAATATCGATTGTTCAAAAAGTTTTATTGAAATAAATCAGGAAGCAGGAATAGAATATTTGAATGAATATTTTTGTGTCAATACTGAATTACCTTATAAGGCCAAACTTATTACTTCGACAAATGTATTTCAGCATACTGAACCTATTCGCTCATTCGTTCAGGGAATAGAAAAAAATCTATCAAACGAAGGTATGTGGTGCTTGGAATTTCCTTACTTACTTACAACTCTTGCAAATGATAATTATGACCAGGTGTACCATGAACATATTTATTATTATTGCCTAAAGAATATAATTGACCTATTGAATCAGGAAGGAATGAGAGTTATAAATGTTTCATATCACGATATGCACGCAGGCACATTACGAGTCTTGAGTGTAAAAAAATCATCACTCCGGCAACCGGATAGCACTATACTTTCATTTTTGAATCTTGAACGAACATTAACAGAGGAATATTGTATAAAATGGGGCAAAAGAACACATGAAAAGATCATTGAATTAAAAGAATTTGTTGAGAATCTTTCTCATAAAAAAAGTATAGCCTGTTTTGGTGCCGCCGCCAAAGGATGTGTATTTCTTAATTCATGCGGGATAGATTATAAAATGATTGAATTTATAATTGATGATACGCCTTTTAAGCAGGGTAAGTTCGTACCAGGTACGGGATTAGAAGTTGTAAGTCGTAATATTTTAAAGAGTGTTCACGTTGATTTTATTATCATCTTAGCACATAATTTTAAGGACTATATAATTAATTCACTCAAAGGTCAATACGACGGAAAGTTTATTGTAATGTTTCCGGATATAAAAATTATTTAAATATGAAATTACACATTATTTGCGCAGCTTACAAAAGAGCTATTCCTTTAAGGATTCTTATTGATAGCTTTTTAGTCCAGACAAATCCTAACTGGAAACTTTATATAATACACGATGGAGAAATGCCAACGAATGTATTAGACATAATTAAACAGTATAATGACGAAAGAATATCGTTTGAATATACTAAAACAAGAACGGCTCATTCTGGATTCATTAACCGAGATATGATGATAAAGAAAACTATCGGGGCCGATGAAGATTTTATAATGAGTACCAATGATGATAATTACTATCCTCCAACTTTTGTAGACGAGATGTTAAAGTTAGTAACCCCAACGGCCGGGATCATTTATTGCAATATGATCCATTCTCATTTCGGGTATTCTGTTCTTTCAACAATTCTGCAGGTCTATTATATTGATCTTGGAGCATTTGCTATAAGGCTGCCATTAGCAAAGCGAGTTGGAATAAAAGCTACAAGCGATATAGCTGACGGACTGTTTGTTCAGGATTGCCTTGCTGAATGTAATAGAACGGGAATGACAACTCATAAGACTGAAAAGATTCTCTTTATACACAATTGATATGAACTTAGTTGAATTAAATAATCAAAACGGATTGTTTCTGACAGATAAAGGAAGTATCCATAGCTATCTGAAATTTTACGATGCAATGTTTTTTCAGTTCAGAGATAAGGAAATTAATCTTTTCGAGGTCGGTTATCAATTTGGGGGTAGTTGTGAGTTATGGAAACAATATTTTCATTATGCTCATATCAAATCAATTGATATAAATAAATGGGAACCATATAATGAGCGAAACGAATTAAAACTTCATAATCAATTCATTGAACCAATAGGAAGGGTAAGTTTAGATTTGATAAATATAAATGATCTAACAGAAGATTATTTTAAAGATTTTCATCCTGACATTGCAATTGATGACGGATCTCATGTATTAGAGGATCAGCTTATTTTCGTGAAAAAAGTTTATCCGCATTTAAATAATGGAGGTTATTTAATTGTTGAAGATATTCAAAATTTGGAATTATCAATACCTGAGTTTAATAAATTAGGACTACATATAAATGTAGTTGATCAACGTGAAGTAACTGGTATTTATGATGATGTTTTTATATATTTCACAAAACCCGATATATGGAGTTTTAAATCTAAATAATATATGATAGCACTTATAACTCCGACCGGCGGCCGACCGATACAGTTTGATCTTTGTGCCCGATGGATGCAAAATCAAACATACAAAGGTGAAGTTCTTTGGATCATAATTGACGACTGTCATCCTGTGACAACAGATCAGGTCCCGGATAACTTTCGCGATAATTGGACAATTATAAAAGTTTATCCTACTCCAATATGGGCGGCAGGACAAAATACACAAGCTCGCAATATTGCAGCCGGTTTGAAAGTCCTGAAAGATTTTAAAGATATTGAAGCTATATTTATAATTGAAGATGATGATTATTACCGGCCTCGTTATCTGGATCGTATGATGGATAATTTTGGGACTTATTCTTTAATCGGAGAACGGAATACTATCTATTATAATGTGTGCTACCGGAGGCATGTAACTAATCCAAACACCGCACATGCAAGTCTTTTTCAGACTGCTTTTAAACCAGAACTCTTGCCGCTGTTTGAAGAGTGTTTGCCTAATAAATTTATTGATTCGGTAATTTGGCAAAGAGCTACTAATAAACATCTTTTTTATGAGAATGATCTTGCAGTTGGTATTAAAGGACTCCCCGGGCGTGGAGGTATAGGAGCGGGACATATAAAAGCATTTGTTATGCGAGATGATAGAAATCTAATATATTTACGGGCATTGCTTGGAAGCGATGCAAGTAAATATGAAACATACTATAAAGAGATTTCAATTAACAGACCATTATTTTATACACCATGAAAGATACTACAGGCATAGTTGTGACTCACAATACAAAAAAACTATTTCAGGAGGCTTATGAATCTATCAGAAAGTTCCATCCTGAGATGCTTATTATAATTGTTGACGGATCTGATCCGCATGATGAGTGTCGTGCTTATGTTGAAAGTCTGGCATCCCCTTATACTATGCTTATTTTATGCCAGACAAATATCGGTCATGGCAGGGGTATGGATTTGGCTTTAAAGCAAGTTCAAACTAAATACGCTCTTGTATTTGATTCCGATATTGTAATGATTAAAAGTCCTGTTCAGTCAATGATCGATATGATGGAACCGGATACATACGGCATAGGTTATACTGAAAAAACAGATATGGGAGGTTATGAATGGGGTGCAAGGCCGGAACATGCAGCAGAAGGTTTTATGTATATGCTACATCCGTTCTTTCATTTACTTCAAGTTGAAAATTATTTCAAATTTCATCCTTATGTTCATCATGGCGCGCCTTGTTTTTTAGCTGCAAGAGATATTCACCGGCATGGACTGACAGATAAGATAATAAAAGTATTGCCAGGATTAGGGCATACGGCAGGAAAAGGGTGGTGCTGGAATCCTGTAACTCCATTATGGATAATCCATAATACTGCCGGGACACGTAACAGCAGAAGGAATAAAGGCAAGACTGAAACAGAAGGTAACTGGCAAAGAACAGAAAATGAGAATATCAGTACTGGGACTCGGCCCCTCTTTAGAAAGTTATAATTCTGACTTTGATTTGTCAATTGGAGTTAATGACATTTGGCGATTTGTTAAGACTGATGTCGTTGTTTGTCTGGATAATCCTTCTGTATTTAAACCTGACCGATTAAAAGTAATAAATGAATGCACTCCTAAAGCTTTTTATAGCCAAATGGTCGTATGGGACACCCGAAAAGACTTTGTTAAGATCAATTTACTACCCGGTTATCCTGATAATATTGTTCAATTTGGCACTCCTTCACTTCATAAATCGCTTTGCAGTCCATTTGTAGCTTGTGAAATTGCTTATAAATATTACTTTGCTGATGAGATACACCTGTTCGGCGTTGATCTTATTAATCATCCCCATTTAGATCAGACTTTATGTAATAAAATTAAGATTCATTTTAAGAATTTAAAGGTCGCACTGAATCAAAAAGGGTGTGATTTAATCATTCATGGCGAGGGGATTCTGAAAAATATCTAATTACTATAAATTTACATATAGTAAATATTCACATACTTACATATATTAATTTATGTAATGGGTTTACTTTTGTAAAGTCTAATACATAAAATTATGAACGATACTTGGTGCAATGCGTACAACAATATGCCAGACAACGATAATTCTATGGAAGCTCTATTGTATGATCAGGGTTACGGTATAGCCATCGATACGTACCTTTATTATCAGGTCATGGGATGTGATATAATTTTCCCGTAAATGGAAGCCACCCTTAAAATTTATTCAGTTATCGGAACTAATGAAAATGAGTTCTCATCTGATAATCTCATTTCATTCCTTGACAGTAACAAAGAAGCTACTGACTTAAATATCAGGATTAAAAGTCCCGGCGGTAGTGTCCGCGAGGGATGGACAATTCATGATCTGTTAAAAAACTCCGGTAAAAAAATAAAGACTATTGCAGAAGGTGAGCTTTACAGCATTGCTACCGTGATATTTTTAGCAGGTAGTGAAAGAGAGATGTTCCCGAATGCTGACGGTCTAATTCACATGCCGCGAATACCTAATCCTGAGGGTGATTTTCAGGCTGCCGATCTTCGTGATATGGCCGAATATATGGACAAAGAGGAAACTAAGATTCTCAATTTATACATGGCAGTCACAGGAAAAGACGAGACTATGCTCCGGGAATACATGAATAAAGAAACAATGCTTTCAGCTCAGGATATGCTCACTCTTGGATTTGCTACAAAAATAACTGAACCACTAAAGGCAGTTGCATATTTTAATTATAAATCAGATAAAATGGAAAAAGATGAAGTAAAAACTTTTGGAGAGAAACTTGATGCTTTCGGAGAAACACTCAAAGCCCTGTTTTCTCGTCTCCCGGCTATGGATCAAACAATGAAAGATAAAGACGGGAAAGAATTTAAACTTGAAAAGGAAGCCGGAATGCCAGCCGTTGGTGATAAGGCTACCCCGGACGGAACCTTTGTAATGATGGACGGTAAAACGATTGTTATTGCAAATGGAGCAGTATCGGAGGTTAAGGAACCCGCTGCTGCTAAATCAGAACTTGAAATAGCAAATGAAAAGATTGCTGATCTCACTACAAAACTTGCTGATGCAGAAAAAACAAAAGCAGACACGGTAGCAGTAGAAGCATCCTTAAAAGACAAAGAAGTTAAGGCAGCTGCTTTAATTGAAAGTTTAACTGCACTAAAAAACACATGGAAGCCGGAAGGTCGCGCCAAGTTCAGTTCAGTTGAAAAGGTCGGGGATGTGAATCTTGACCAGGTAAGAGAAATAATTAAAAACCAAAAAAGTAAATAATCATGCCAACTTCCCCCTCGTGTGGACACACACTCAATCTCGACAATCTTCACTTTACCGCTGACGAACTCAGGTCGTTAAATGAACTTGTTATAACTGCCGTTCTTGAAGCTCCCGCGCTCACTGACTTTCATACCATTGTAACGGGTATTAAGAATGACAAACGAATCGGAATCATACCGGGAACATTCGGTCTTATCGGAAAAGCTGCTCAGGCTTGCAACCCGGTTGCTCAGTGCTATGAGAATACTGCTATTGAGAAAACATGGGAGCCAAAATATAAGGAAGTCATAATTGATATGTGTATTGATGAAATCACAAATTCATTGATGCGCCTTTATGTCGATTGCGCAAATCCTTATGATCTTACCAAGACTCAGATTTTTGCATTCATTCAGGATCTTCTTGCAAAGGATCTTCCAAAAATGGTACTTCGCACAGCTTGGTTTGACGATAAAAATGCCGCTCTATTCCCTGTTGGTAATATCACTCCGGGAACTGATGTCGGATTCTTTAACGTGATTGACGGATTCTGGGTTCAGTTTGCAGCTATTTACGCCGCTAACCCATTGCAGCTAAATGCACTTCCAGGGAACACTCAGGCAACTTATGCCCTCCAGCAGTCAGTTGCTACTCCGCTTTTGATGTACAATGCAATCAATTCACTTATTGATAATGCTATTTCTGAACTTGCTGCACAACCTGACAGGATTTTACTTGTCACCCGTTCAGTATTTGACAGACTCCGCAGACAAATTCAGGCTCTTGGAACTGCATTCCAGGACTATAAATTAATGACCAATGGCATTGAATTTGCAACATGGGACGGCATAAAAATCGTATCTGTTCCGCTTTGGGATCAATGGATCAGGGCTTATGAAGATAACGGAACGAAATGGAACGACCCGCACCGTGCAGTATATACAACTGTTTCAAACCTTAATATAGGTATGGCTTGTACTTCTGCATTTGAAAATGTAAATACATCTTACGATGTAAGAAGTCGTTATAACCGTATTGAAGCTACCGATGCTTTCGATGCAAAGATAATTGACGACCGTTTGTTAATGGTTGGAAGATAGGAGGTTACCATGACAATAGGATGTAACCAGATTATTGATTGTATCCTTAAAAACTGTGCGAATCTTGTGCCGGGGATTAAGGATAAGGCTTACTTTATTAACTATGAAGACGTTGATAAAGATTTAAGCGCATTTGATCCTTCTAATTCGCTGTTATGCACTCAACTTGTGTTAAAGACAGTGTCGCCTCCGGCGTATGCGTATTGTGTCGAAGGGTACAACTTCTCAAACGAACATAAGACTACAATGGTCAAAAAGACATATCAAAAAGTCTGGGATCAGGGATTTACTTTCAGGATATTTGATAATACCCCTGAGACAAAACTCTGGATTCAAAACGCCGTTGATAGTCGTTTCATGATCATACAGGAGAATAACTATAATAAAGACATTGCTCCACTGGCCGCCGGGAGAACTGTATTTGAGATACTCGGATGGGACTTTGGTCTTGAACTTAACGCCGTTGAACGCGATGCAAACTCTGACGAATTACTCGGAGGGTGGTTACTAACAGCTGGATGTTCTGATAAGTTAAAAGAATCTTTACCTCCGCTTGCATATTTTGTAGGCGGAACATTGACCGCTACAAGAGCAGCCCTTGCCTCAATGGTTGCTCCTTGTTGCCCGTAATCGAGTGAGGGGTAATTCCCTCACTTTATTATGTTAATTGATGAGATACAATCGTTTGCTCGTGATTTTATAAATGTCAAATCTTTTCGCACATCAAAGCGAAAAGAAAAGATAAGAGAGGCTTATAAATCACTTACAGGCGAAGAAATAAAAATAACATGTAACACTTGTTATATTGAAGCATTACTTATAATTATAAATAGTAAAAAAATGGCAACAAGAAATTATGAATTAAAAAAAGGTGTTCTTCTCCAGGCTTTTGGAGACGCATCAAAGACTTGTACTAATGATACACTGACGGATGAACTTGCAGAATGGTATTTGAAAAATTATCCTGAGAAAGCAATATATTTTTCAAAGATTCTGACTGCTCAGGTAGTTCCTGAGATTAGAATTATACCCCCGTCAGTTCCTAACGTAAAACCCGAACCTGAAGTAAGTATTGTAGCAGATACGTTGATACAATCTGTTACCCAATTACCTAAGAAATCAGTCAAGACATTTAAAGCTAAGAAATAATGCGAGTATCCGCTACGAAAACAGCCCAAAGGGTAGAGCGGAACTCTTATATTACTTCCAAAAGAATAAAAGGGTATGGTCTGAATAACGATTATCCGCAGAAGATTTTAGAGATTGTAAATAGTTCCGGTACAGGTCGGGTCTGTATGGATATTTACGTTAAGTTTGTCGAGGGCGCAGGATTCGCAGATCAGTCGCTTGCCGATACAATCCTTAACTCCAAAGGCGAACGGTCAAATTCACTACTTCGTAAATTTGCAAAAGACCTTAAAAACTTTAACGGCTTTGCATGTCTTGTTAAATATAATGGCATGGGATTACCGGAGGAGTATTTTAATATCCCTTTTGAACATTGCCGGATAGAAGTAATAAACAGAGAATATACTGGTAAGATTGCTATTTATCCCGACTGGACTGGTATTTTAGGCAATCCATTCAGGATGCAAGATGTTAAATTCATCAACAGATTCAATCCGAAGACTGTCATTGCAGAGATGACCAAGGCCGGAGGGCCGGAAAACTACCTCGGACAAATACTTTACTATACCGTCGACGGTGATTTTGAATATCCCCTTTGTCCCTTTGATCCGATTGTGACAGACATGCTAACAGAGGAAAGTGTTTCAACCGTTAAACACCGAAATGCAAAACATAACTTCTTATCTGCCGGGATGCTTATACGCAAAGGTATTAAACCACGTACACTCGCAAGCGGGGCCGTTGATCCTAACGATCCTTATAATCAGCAACAAACAGTAAGTGCTGATGAAATTAAGAAATGGCAAGGTGATGATCAGGCATGTAAAATAATTGTGATTGATGTCGATGCAGATGAGGAAGCTCCTGAATACAAAGCATTCACGGCGAATAACTATGATCGTCAATATGAATTAACTGAAAGAACTGTACAGCAAAATATAGCAGGCATGTTTAAAGTTCCGCCTGTTTTGCGTGGTGTTGATATTGGTAATGGATTTGGAAGTGATCTTTTGACAAACGCCTACACTTTTATGAATAATATCTGTTCGGACGAACGGCGCATGACAGGAGAGATATTTAAAATATTACTGGAATATTACACTATTAAGTTTACTGATTTTTCGATTAAACCAGCAGAATATGTTGCTCAAACTCAAACAATATGATTTCACTTGTAACATTAACCGATCTGCAATCGCTAAAATATATTTGCGATAGTGTCAAAAATTCTACCTCATGGCCTCACTTTGTTTCTGAAGCTGAATTATTTGATATTAAGGTATGGCTCGGTGATGGACTTTTGAATGAGATTGTCGGACAGGCTTCGCCCTCTCCGCAGAATATTTCAGTAGCAAATCAATTATTGCTTGACGGAGGAACTTATACTTATCAGTCAAAAACATATTTATTTCAAGGACTTAAAAACTGCATTATTTACTACGCTTTTGCCAGGTTCACAAATCGGACAGCATTTAACTATACCGCTGCCGGAATAGTTGTTAAAGATTCAGATCTTTCAACTCCCATCTCGGATAAAGTCATGCAACGGCTTGAGACGGAATCCCGGTTAATGGCCGATGCGATTCAATGTGAAATAATAACATTTTTAAACCGCAATTATACTAATTATCCTTTATGGCGTAATGGCAATGGGGTATGCGGAAATTCTTGTGGCGCAAACGGACGAATACAATTAATTGGTGATTAATATTTAAAGCTATGAATACAAATATGGGTAATATCATTTCACAGAAACTTATTGACGTTTCTTCTGTGGATTATACTGATGAAAATGGTTTTTTCTTTCGCTGTCAAACAGCGGGTAATATTAAACATTGTGCCTTAAATGATGCCGATGCACTTGCCGTTATTGATGCCTTCGACGCATCCCCAAAATTTGATAATCCAGAGGTATGCCGTAAAATATTTCATACAGGAACTACAGCGGCTCTGATTTACATTGGCTATGGAGTGTAATCATGGGAATACGATTAAGAATCGGTGGGCTTAAAATTGGCTCTTCGTCGAGTGGTTACTGGACGCAACTATTCAATGACACTCCCGATGGTGGCACGACTTATTTACGTAAGGTAGTAAGGATGCAAGGGGTTAATGAAATTTACAGTGTTGATATTCGACTTACTGAATCACCGGGATTTAATGGAGTTGAAAATATTGATTTTGTAAGTATTTACAGTAATGAAATTTGGACACAGGATGTATTTGATCGTGCTAATGGTGCGGTTGGGAATGATTGGGTTGGTTCAACGTGGACAATTGTAGATGGCAAAGTAATCAATACACCTATTGAGGGAACAGAGAAGTTAACAGCTGGTTCAGGTGCATTTGAAGGTACTTATGTTGCTGGTTTAGCACCGGGTTGGACAAAAGTAGGAACACCTACGCTTTCAGAAGAAGTGGGTGTAACAGGTAAGGCTCAAGGAATAACCGATGGTACTACTGGTAATTCTGTTACTCGAAGTGCATTATATGTATCTAACACATGGTATAAATTGGCTGGCTGGGCTAAACTTGTTTCGGGGCCACAATATGCCTATTTTAGATTACTTACAGGGCTAATACCCGCTTCAGACAGTGTTTTGAGGGTTAGTAGTACAATTTTTTCTAAGCTTTTATATACATATAGAAGTCTCCTTGATAATTATTCTTCTTTAACTTTATATTCACCGGCAGGAACATTATGTGCCTATGATGATATAAGTGTAAAACCTTTAACAACTTCTGAATTATTTTTATCACGTACTTGTTCTTACGTTGACAAGTTGAGAGTCAGGGTAGAAATAAAAGTGACAGACAGAGCAGAAGGTGGGATATTTATGTGTATGGATGATGTAGCAAATCCGCTGAATTATGTGTATGCAATTGTAAGGGATAATTATAAATTTAGAAGTGGAGATGTTACTTTATATAAGTGTGTAAATGGCACACATACACTTCTAAAAACAGGAACGGTAATAACGGCAGACTTCCGTAGTTTAGAAATAGTAAGAAAAAACAGTACAACGGTTGCTGTTTACTACGACAATACACAAGTCAGCACTGATGCAACAATTGATGATGCTTCTATTGTAGACAATACAAATGTTGGTTTGTTTTCAACAGATGTAGGTAACCAGTTTAAAAACTTCGAGGCTGTACATATCGAAACGCAAAAACACGTGCCGAGTGGTACACTACTTTATACTTTCGTTGAAGCGTCTGACATTCATGTAGGCACCGTAGGAGCGTGGAATGCAGGAGAACTTGATGCGTTGGTTACTCAATTCAATACAATAAATCCTGATGCAACTTTACTTTTAGGAGATATTACTGACCATGGGCTACAAACAGAAAAAGACACCTTTGATGCCTCATTCGATAACTTAACAAGTACAAAAATTGAATTAGAAGGCAATCATGATGCTAACGCAGGGTTAGATTTGTTCCCGCATAATTTCGTTTATAATATTGGTGATTTTACACTAATAGGTTTTCATACTGTTCAACCTAATGAGATCGGGCCAAACGGACAGATTGAAGCAGCTGAGTTGATTTGGTTAGAGGCTCAAATGATAGCAGCAACGGGGAAGATTATATTATTCTCGCACATTCCAGTATGGAATCCATTGATTGACGAGGCTGGTGTAGTTCGTTTCCATATTGAATCTGGTTACGGTCAGGAAGAACTCATGGCATTATGTGAAGAATATGGAGTTAAAGTTGTGTATTCTGGTCATAATCATCTAAACGGTGGAGAATATAATGTTCAGAATGGAGTCGCTTACTATACTGGAATGGATTGTCAGAGTCTCTATCATGGATTTCAGGTATTGAAATTTTATAGTGACAGGATTAATTTAATGAGGTATAATGCCAGAACTCCTTTCACTCAGTATGGTGATAATATGGGAATTAATACATGGTTTTAATATAAAAAGATATGCAATATTATATCTATTCCGAGGGTCAGTTTAAAGTAGCCACAAATCCGGTTACGGGTACTCAATGCCGTACAGGACAACTCAATCATTTGTTTGTTGAGCAAACATTTACTGATGGTATATGGGTTGACTTAGCAAGTTATCCTGACGTTGCAGGTACAGGATGTAGGTTTCGTGAGGGTGCAAGAGGCGGTGCTTATGTTGTGGATGTTGAATTGGAGGTTGCTGGGTTTTTACTTGCAGAGAATGACGGATGGGAAAATATTGGGGGAGCAGCACAATTAACAATTCCAGTTGTTTCAAGTGCAGTAATAGAAGCGGCTACTCATACATTAATAGCAATAACCTTTGATACAGCACTGGACGAAGCTTCCGTACCCGCTACGACTGCTTTTGTACTGGCAGGGAAGACTATTTCTAATGTTGCTATCTCTGGCGCGGTTGTCACTCTTACGGTAACTCCGGGTTATATTTCAACTGATGTAGTGACTGTAAATTATACAAAACCGGGAGCTAATCCATTAAAAGAATTGACAACAGGCGGAGAAGTAGCATCATTTACAAATCAGGCAGTTACTAATAACTCTGCTAACTATTTTGTAACTACATGGCAGACGGAAAATGCAGGATCAGCAACTAAAACAATTGTAGTGCCAACGACAGGAGNAGGATATGACTTTTATGTAGATTGGAGCGATGGAGGCGCAGAGGCACATATAACAGGAACTGCGCCAGCAACGACTCATACTTATGCAACTACAGGGGTAAAAACAGTTATGATCAGAGGAACTTTCCCACGAATGGCTTTTGCTTGGGGAGGGGATAAAGCTAAAATACTCACTATCGCTCACTGGGGTGATATTGCATGGAGTGGTAGTTTGACAACCGCTTTCACCCAGTGTACAAATTTAACAGGAACATATACAGATTCACCAAATTTCTCTGCTGTAACAGACACGTCCAATATGTTTTTTGGTTGTACAGCTTTCAATTCTCCTGTTAATTTCAATACCGCTAATGTAACGAACATGTATGGTATGTTTGCTGGTTGTGCAGTGCTTAATCAGAGTGTGGCCAGTTTTAATACAGTCAAGGTAGGGAGCATGAATACTAT